GCCGGGACTAACAAGTCCCGGCCGTGCATTCGCACTGGGTAGCTTTCTAGCTAGCCACTTCTGTACAGAAATGTACTCAGTCAAAGGAGAGAGTAGATGTTGGAGATTCGAACCGATAGTACCACCTTTAGATATAATGTCTTAAGGACCGAGAACGGCGTCATTACCTTTTCGGGTAGTAACTCGTTCAAGACAGTTACTGGAGGCCAGCGTGCTGGGTCGGACTTACCTAATTGGCGTAAGATCATCGCGAGTGGCGGAAACGCCACAACCGTGTTCTCGTCAAATGAGTACGTCCTTTACCGAGTGCCTGTCCATGCAGACTGTTACATCGATAAGAATCCTACAAATCCGTTCTCCCCCATCATCACTTGCGACTTTTGGGGTGACCAACAGGGGGACGGTATTCCGTCCTCTGCTGCCATTCCAGGATCGCAATATGTTTTGGCTGATACTCTAGCACGGGAACAGTTTCTAAAAAAGTACCGAAAGGCACGCACCGCTTTCCAAAGTGGTGTGTTCTTTGGGGAACTTCGAGAAACTATCCGCATGATAAAGTCGCCCGCCAAGGCTCTTCGCGAAGGCATCAACGATTACTACCGCACCGTAAAGAAACGGTTGCGGCGGGAAAAGCGTCGCCATAAGCTAAAAGAGATTGTCGGCAATACTTGGCTCGAATACGCATTCGGTTGGCGTCCGTTGATTCGGGATGTCGAAGATGCCGTTAGCTTAGCCTGTGCCTCCCCGGACAGGTATAAGCAAAATATCGGTACTTCGACTAGCCTTAGTCATAAGACAGAACCGCAGCGTATATCTCGTAGCGCTCCGTCAATCGGATATCCTTATTGGTACTTATTGTGCCAGCAGGAAAATACGGTGATGATACGCTATAAAGGAGCTGCTCAAGCAAGTATGGGTGCTCCGCCGTTTCCGGAACAACTCGGCCTTAGTTGGTCGAATGTTCTTCCGACGGTGTGGGAACTCATACCCTTCAGCTTTCTTGTTGATTACTTCACCAACATTGGGGATGTAATCGAAGGCATTTCTACGGGTGTGGTTACGTTGTCTTGGGGCATGCGGCAAGAAAAGGCGACTAGGTCTGTCTTTATGACGACTCAGTCGGATCTTAAAAACCTGCAGCTCGCCTTAGGGCATAAAAACCTCCGTACATTTGTTACCGGCGCTGGAGTTACGGGTCATCGTAAGGAATACGTTCGCATTCCGATCGATCACGTTGCGTTAGGTCATAGAGACCTACGCTTCGAGATTCCGGGTGCGAACTCCCTAAAATGGCTCAATATAGCTGCGCTCGCAACTTTGCGAACGTAGTTTCTCTTTACCAATCAAACCTGCCTTTTGGCTAGGAGTTAATTGTGACTATTGCCTTGACTACACCCGTTACGGGCTCTGCCCAGACCGGGTTCACCTCACCGACTTACACAGTCGTTGCGGACACGCCGCCCAATGCCTATTCCAAACAGTATGCTGTAACCGCCCTTGGCGGTACACAGGCACTGGTGGATGTGCATGGGGCGTCGAAACCCTTCACGATCACGTTCGCAAGGCCGCAGGTCATTCGACCGGCACCGTTGGCGAATCCCGTGACAGGGGTGATGCCGAATGCCCCGCGCAATGTCTACAGTGTTGTCGTACGCAAAGGGATGACCCCTGGTGTAGGACAGAATCCCCAAGTTGCCGTCCTTCGATGCGACCTTTCAGTCGTATCGGGTGCGGACCTGGTGGAGCCTGAAGATATTCGTGCTGCGTTGTCTCTCCTAATAGGAGGGTTGACTCAGCAATCCGCGGGGCTAGGGGACACCTTGGTTAACGGACTTCTTTAGGTAGTTGAATGAAATTCAGCTATCGACAGAAGCGATCGTTGATCAAGATAGTTACAACGGCAATCATTTCCGTTCTGACTGTTCTCTTGAGCGTTTAGAGTTTTTAATTCTCAACACTACGAGGTGAACTGTGGTAAAAATCACAGCTCTTTCTCAATACTTAAACGAGGACCTCTATGACTACTTCAATCAATGCCAACCGGATAGCTTCGTTTCGTGGTCGGAATACGCAAAATCTCGAGAAGGAGCTACGACGTCGGTTAACATCGACGTTACTAGCGAATCTTCGGGACCTGCATCCGACTATGAACGAACGCGAACAACTCGATCGGATCAGGATCGCACTAACCGCCAAGATGGAGTGTCTTTTAGACATCCTGTCGTCGCAATTAGAGACGATGCCTGTGACCGAACTTTGTCTTCTGACTGGCTTGAGCCACGATGGAGTCATAGAGCAACACCTGTTGGGGTCGCGTGCCAAAGCCTGATTGCCTCTCTCACGAAAAAATACCGTGATGAGGTTGGAATTAGTGCTGAGGACGCGGCCTTTAACAAGTTCTTACAGGTCAATGACCGTTGCAAGAACTGGTGTTTGAAACTGCAGTTTAGCTGGGAAGAGGAACTATTCGGGCTCCTTAAGCAAGAGCTTGATGATTTCTTCCATCCCGGTGGCGAGATACTGGTTAACAGCGAGAACGCGATCTGGGATCGCGGGCGCTGTGGGCCAGGTGCTAGCCTCGGTGCGAATGGGGTCGACTTCTACACGAAGTTGTTCTCATCCGAACTTACTGCAACGTCACTCGAAGTGTATTATCAATACGCTGCTTGGTGTGCAGCAGATCCCAATTGGCGAGACGCCGAATTTCAACGGCTTACCTCGTTTGGGCTGCCCAACATCATTCTTGAGTCCCAAGTTACTTTCGTCCCAAAAAATCGAGACACGCTGCGGACCATTTGCACCGAGCCTAGTCTGAACATGTTTGCTCAGTTAGGATTAGGTGCACTCCTGGAGGATCGACTTCAATCCCGTTATGGGATTGATTTTTCGAAACAGCCAGGGAGGAACGCAGAGCTCGCTAGGTTAGGAAGTATTGCAGGTGCGATTGATACAATCGACCTTGAGAGTGCTTCTGACTCCTTGTCACTTGCGATGTTGGAATCTGTGCTACCAGAGTGGGTTTTTGACCTCCTTTGTATGTATAGATCTCCAATGACAAAAGTCCGAGGAGAGCGAGTTAAATTAAACATGATCTCTACGATGGGTAATGGAACAACGTTCCCATTACAGACGATCGTATTCACGTGTGTCGTTCAAGCGGTGGCTAAGCAGCTAGGTGCGCCGATAAGGCGTGCTGATCTGTCCTGGTCGCCCTGGGGTGTCTTCGGAGACGATATTGCGATTCCGTCTTTTATGACGGAGCGTGTTATCAGGCTCCTTGATATCTTAGGCTTTCAGGTAAACCGCGAGAAGTCATTCACCGACAAGTGGATGCCGTTTCGGGAGTCATGCGGTTCCGACTACTTTCGTGGTTGGAATGTCCGAGGAGTCTATCTTAAGACTTTGAAGACGCCGCAATCCCGTTATGTAGCTATCAACCTCCTAAATGAATGGTCTGCGCGTTGGGGGATTCCCCTCCGACGTTCTATCGGCTATCTACGCGACTCGGTGAGGATCTTGGCAGTTCCTCCCTGGGTTGGCAAAGACGCTGGTATTCACGTCCCTGTCGAGGCTCTTCTGACCGGGTACTTTGATGTGCTTCGTAGTAAAAAATATGGAAATTCTTTCCTATTTCGTAGCTACGAAGCCATTGTACCTAGCTTGAGAGTCCTCGATGATGTGATTGCCATTCCACGACACCTTAACCGGGTGCCGCGCAGGGCGTATAATCCTTCCGGATTACTCATCGCTGCGATTGGTGGCTATCTTAAAGGTGGTAGGATACCCTTAGCCCTTAAACAGGGCGAGAGTCCAAGCTACCGGATGAGGACCGGTGTATCCCCCAACTGGGGGCCAACGGTCGAACAGGTCCGACAGCAAGGATCTGGTTTTTGGGGGCGTTGGAACAACGCCGTCTTAGAAAATTTAATTTTCTAGGATCCCTAGGACAAAAGTCCTTCCCGG